AGTAACTCGTGAACCAGCAGGAAGGTCTGCTAAATCAACTATTTCGTGGTTAACCTGCTTGCTTAATAAGTCCCAAACTCCATCTACTGGATTCTTTGATACGTATATGCCAAGTTCTTCTTTTTCTTTTTCTAAGATTCTTAATTCGGTTTGTCTACCAAAATCCTGATCAATTGTTTTGTGTATTAATTCATCTAGCGCACCAGCATTTGCTAAGTGTTCTATTGTAGATTTTTTTAGCACTGCGGGGTTTGTTCTGCGGAAAAAGTCATGCATGGAGACATACGGTTTATTATAATCTCTTGCAGAAAGAATTGCTTCAGAAACAGCGTAACCTATACCGTTTATAGCAGACAGGCCAAATATTATTGTTTTCTCATCTATGACGGCAAAGTCTTCTACTGATTTATTAATAGATGGACTAAGAACAGTTAGCCCTAGCTTTCTACAATCAGAAAGATAAAGCGCAAGCTTATCTTTATTACCAGTTACAGAAGACAGCAACGCTGCCATATATTCTGCAGTAAAATTCATTTTTAAGTAGGCTGTGATATATGAGATCATGGCATAACTAGCTGCATGGGCTCTGTTAAAACCATAACCACCAAAGTATTCAATATCTGAATAAATTTTATTTGCTTTTTCTTCAGAAATGTTTGACTTTGCAATACAGCCTTTGACAAACTTATCCCTAAAGAGAGCAATTTTGTCCATAAGCTTTTTGCCGATCACCTTACGTAGGTCATCAGCTTCCGCAGAACTAAAGCCAGCAAGTTCTCTGGCAACACCAAGTACGTCCTCTTGATATAGCATAATGCCAAGTGATGGACCTAATACTTTTTCTAGATTTGGATGGTCGTATTCAATGCTAGTGCGCGCATGCTTTCTTGATATGTATAGCTTATCCATACCAGAACCCATAGGGCCAGGTCTGTATAATGAAATCAATGCCATAATATCTTCTACTGTTTGCGGCTGCATTTGGACCATAAGTTCACGCATTCCGCTGGACTCTAACTGAAACACGCCAATTGCATTACCCTTGCAGAGTTCACTAAATGTTTTATAATCATTTAAAGGTATCTGATCAACATCTATATAAACGCCTCTTGTTTTTTCCACAAGCTTTATACAGTAATCAATAACACCAAGATTTCTTAAACCAAGAAAGTCAATTTTTAACAAACCACACTGTTCTACTCTTCCCATATCCCACTGAGTAATAACAGGGTTGTCTACACCCTTCTGCATGATCGGTAAATAATCTGTTAGTGGACCTCTAGATATAACAACACCAGCTGCATGCATACCAGTTTGTCTAATGAGACCCTCGAGACCAAAAGCGGTATTAATTATCTGCTTTGCGTCGTCGTCTTTTTTGTATAAATCAGAAAATTCTTGCACCTGCATACACTCTGAAAGAGTTTTTGATATTCCCAAAACTGGAGCTGGTACAAGTTTTGCAACCTTATCTCCACCAGCAAAATCATATGCTAATGCTCTAGCAGCGTCTCTAATTGATTGGCGTGCTCCAGTTTTATTGAATGTACATATATGTGCTACTCGGTCATTCCCATATTTATTTCTAGCGTAATTAATTACTTCATCCCTATGCCTATCGTCAAAGTCAAGATCAATATCTGGCATTGACTTTCTGCCTTCAACCAAAAATCTTTCGAATAGAAGGCCAAACTTTAGTGGATCTAGATTCGTAATTCCTAGAGCATAGGAAAGTATGCTGCCAGCAGCGGAACCTCTTCCCCAACCAACTCTAATTCCGTTAGACTTAGCCCATTGAACTAAATCAGAAACAACTAAGAAATATTCTGGGTAGCCCATTTCTTTAACAACACGCAGCTCATGATTAGCTCTATCCAATACATCTTGTGGTAATGGATTACCATACTTTTTCTTTAATCCATCCCAAGCTAACTCATCTAAATACTCATCTGTTTTTTTATTATCTGGAAGAGGAAAATGCGGAAAGTATAGTTCTCCAAATTTTAAGTTAACATCTACCATATCAGATATTTCCATGGTATTTTTTAACCATTCTTCTGAAAAAACTTCAGCCATTTCATCGTATGACTTTAGATAAAAATTATCTCCACTAAATGAGAAACGATTTTCTGTATTTATATTTGAGTTTGTTGATACACATAGCATTATGTCGTGGGCTCGTGCGTCCTCTTTGTGAACATAATGACAGTCGCCTGTTGGTACGATCTTAGCGCCAATTGTTTTAGCTATTTTAATAAGATCTGATGTTATTTTTATCTGTTCACTTAAACCATGGTTTTGAATCTCAATAAAATAATTTTCTTTTCCAAGTATGTCTTGCATTTTTGCAGCAGTTGTTAAGGCAAAGTTGTAATCCCCTCTTAGCAACGCTTGAGCAATTTCGCCATTAAGACATCCAGACAATACTATAAGCCCGTCAGCATGTTGGGCTATAAGTTCATGATCTATTCTTGGCTTAACATAATAGCCTTCTAAATAAGATTTAGAAGAAAGTTTAATTAGATTATGATAACCAGCGTTATTTTTTGCCAAAATTGTTAGGTGATAAGGACCTCTTTGTTCCCATTCGTTTTTTGCTGGGCCCGATCTTTCCTCTTCGTCTCTGTCAAATCTAGATTTTCTTGCCTGATAAAACTCGGATCCAAGAATTGGTTTAACTCCACAAGCCGTACCAGCATCGTAGAAGTCTAGCCATGAATGTATGTTGCCATGGTCGGTAGTAGCTAAGCCAACCATGCCTAACGATTTTGCTTTTGTTAAATATTCTTCAACTTTGCCATGTCCGTCTAACATTGAGAAGACGGTATGATTATGGAGGTTAGTCCAATTTTTCAATTAATTCCTCTTTCCCTATTGGAGTTACCAAGGGACTGATCTCTCGTTTCTCTATAGGTAATAATCACAATGCCACCACAAAATTTACATGGTACTGATATACCAGCTTGAGCAAAAGCGCTTTTCTCCATATAGGCCATTGGTTGATCTGATTGACATTCGGAGCATACTCCGATCACGTCATCTGGATTTCTTATTGCCATTATTTTCCTCTTTCTTTATACTTTTATAAGCGTATCTTATTGGTGATGGTGAAGACTTTTCTGTAGTTTCAACATATTTATTCCCAATCTGAGCCCATTTATTTTTTCTTTCTAACTTACATTCTCCACACCCAACACCTACTGCATTTGCTCTGTCACATGTGAATGGTCTCCCGCCAGTACCCATCTGTCTTCTTTTAACCCAATCATTTATATGAGCTGATGATTTATCGAAAGAATAATCAGAGCAATTACTTAGTATATCATGTAGAAACTTTATAGAATCTTCAGTGTATGTAAGTATGGAACAAAGAAACAATCTTGCTTCGTGCTCAAGGAAATGTTCTTCTTCTGCTTGTTTTTTTAATCTGGCTACAGCACTGCAATTTTTTAGTAGGGCATCTTTGTCAAAAACTTTTTGAGTTTCTTTTAGATCTTTAAAAGCTTTTGAACCATATTTATTAAAATATTCTAAAGGATTATCTTTTCTTTTTTCATCTTCCTCCATTTCATAGATATTCTCTCTATACCATTCATTTGCTGTATATGCAAATGTTTGATTAATAACTTCTAGTGCTTGAGGAGAAGATGAATATTTAATTATACTTTCTTGATCAGAATATATTAATTGATCATTGCCACAAGGATTTAATAGTGTTTTATATAAACCAGTCTGTTGATGCTTTGAACCAGGCAAGCGCCACATGCGTCTAAGATCGTAAACACTAAAATCAAGGCTAACTAAATCTAGATCTTTTTTTATTTTTGTTGCAATGTATCTAAATATTTTAGGTAGGGCGTTACTAGGGTTTATCCCTAGAGCTATGGGCTCACATTCAATGTGAAATCCTTTTTTACCAGTAAAATAAACTAAAACAGACTCTTTTGGAACAAAATTTATAAGGTATTCGTAGAGTTTTCTACATTCACTTAAAGCTATATTAAAATCACTATGGTCTAAATCAAAATATAGTGGTCCGAAGACGAGTTGCTTTTTCTAAATCATGCGAGTTATAGGCGAACACAGAAGTGTAAATGCCTATATTGTTATTTTTTTGAGAGTATTCTTCTATCTGATTACTTTCAATTATCTTATTCTTTTCTCGGATAACTCTATCTAAAGAGGAAACATATCTTGCAACTTCGTAGTATTTCCATTCGGAAAGAAACTTACTTTCTGTATCTATTCTCATTTTATTAACACTTTACCGACTGTCTTCTTTTAGATTAATAACTTTTATTTTATGATTAGCGAACTGTTCAGAATGAGTTCTGTAGTAAATAGACTCTTCTATATAATAATCTAGTTTTTGAACAATAGAATTTCTTTTTAAAAGAATATTTACTTCATCCATTTTTGCCTCAAGAAACAATATGATTATCTGTCCATCTAGATTCTATCACATTTTCTCCATCAACTATATGGTGAAGCTTTGAAGAAATATTGTCTGCCATATGCACAATCATGTCTAGGTATGTAACTGGTATTGTTTCTGGTACCGGTGACCATGGCCCAAGGTGACATCTAACTAATCTTAGAATAGATTGTACTATTTCTTCAGATAAAAATAATGTAGAAGATTGAAGTTCTGAAGCATAATTTTTGTCTTCTTCCTGACACTTGCGTACGAATAGACCAACTGTATATGGATGCAGAGGGTCGTATAGATAACCACTCTGATCCGCTTTGGGAACTCCTTTTGTTATATCATGCAACAGCATGGCTGCTATAACTATATCTTTTTCTTCTTGCGGGAGTGCGTGAGAGTCACAAAGCACTTGCGCTACTCTCACAGATCTTTTTGTGTGCAAAACGTTACCGCCAACACCATGCTCATCCATGGGATGATGCTTGCCAGAAAAACTAGATGGTATTTCCCAAAATATATCTGCTTTAAAAAGAATAGATCTAACAAAAGATTTTATGTTTTCGTCTAAAATAAGATCTATTTCTTCAAGAAGAGGCTCTAATTTTTTATCCTCATCTTTTATTGATACGGCTTGAACTTCATCTAGCAATATTTGATCAAGAATACTATTGGGATCATTATTTTTTGGCATTTATCTGCTCCTTTTTGGACCAAGCTACCCATTTTGAACAGGGCTTATCATACGGACAAGATTTACAGTAAGCAGTTAATCCTCTTCTGGAGGGGAATACTGTTTCTTCACTAAGAGACTGACACCAATACTTTAAAGCTTCTATATCTTCTTGTTCTATTTTAAATTCTGTAAACTCTGGTTTTTGATTCAGTAGATCAAAATAACCAAACTTAGTTTTATTTATTTTTTCTGCGAATCTATTCATATATCCGATATTTATCACAGAAAAATCAACAATATATGTGTCTTCATATTTTAATTTATGATTAAAAAGCCATTTAACAACATATATTTTTCCGTTTTGAGAATAAATTAAATCAAACTTATCTTTAATTGCTACTGTAGTAGTTATCGGAGCAATAAACTCCTCATCAATCCCTATTGGGATTATGTCTTGAGCGCCAAAATTTTCTATTAGCTCCAATAAAACAGCAGCTGCTTTTGTAGTAAGACTCGCACTATTGCCATACAATGTTTCGTGCTGTTCATGAATAATATCAAAAGGAGATGCTTCTTTAGGAAACCAAAGTTTCTCCCATCTATTCAATAGCGAAGCATACGACGGGGTTATTCCTGCCTGCTTCTTGTAAAAGAAATAGTGGACAATACTTTTAATAGTGCTTTCAAACTTGTTGGATAGTAATTGTCTACTGCCAATTGTTTCTGGCATTTTTTGCACATGCCTAAAATCATATAATCTTTCGCATGTTTGAAAATCTTTTAGTTGGGATATATTTAACTGTAACATTTTACCTACAATATATTTATACTTGTCATAAGCTCTTGCATATCTTCTGAGTTAACTATTTTAGCGTAAGACTCAGAAGTTATTGGTTCATACTCTACATATTTTTTATGTTGATCTACGTATTTTACAAGTGGAGAATTATATATGTACGTTGATCCTGTGATTCTATTTTTGGGAATCTGCAACTGCATGATATTTTCGTCTTCGGAATCATCACCACTAATAAGTTTTTTTTCTGTTATAAAAATTGTTACAGCACACTTTTGTTGAATTGATAATGAGCCACCAGTATCTGACTGCTGCACTACTTCTCTTCTTTCCTTCATTCTGTTAGCGTTTTCTTGCGCAGTAATGATCAAAACACAATTCATGTCTCTAGCTAGTTTTTCTAGTTTAACCATCATTTCTTCAAACTCACCCCATCTAGGTTTGCCCTTACCGCTAGACCTAGTAAACATAGACTGTATAGTATCAATAACTACAACGTCTGGGATTAGGTTTGAATGACCCATAATACTTCTTAACCATTTTTCTAAGTCTTCAAAATAAGGCGTATCTGGATCATGTCTAACCATAAATCTATCACCCCATTCATCTAACTTTTGCTGAAATTTAGACAAGCTTTCTTTTTTTTCTTGCTCTGACCAATTTGCTGCTTCTGCGTAAACATTTTTCTCAATTATTTGAGTCATCAAAACTCTTTCCCAGTGGGGGACTGCTTCTTCAAAGTTTACATACAGCACTCTATGCCCAGAGTCTGCCCAATGGTTTACTAAGCATTTAGCGAATGTGCTCTTGCCTTTTCCAGACGGAGCTATAATTGCGTGAACAGCCCCCTTAAAAAAACCGCCTTCATCGGTATAACCCATAGCTCTGTTTAAAGACTTGTATTGCGTTGGAAGAAAGCTTGGTATATCTAATAAAGACTCTGCTCTTTTTGCAATATCTTGTGCTGTAGTTACGTGATCTAATGGATTAAAGTTTAGTTCAACTTCAAGATTTTTAATCTCAGTAGTTATTTCAGAAATTCTTGCAATCTCTTTAGGACTTTTTTCTCCTTTTTGAGTGAGAATAAATTCAAGCTCCTGCAGAATGTTCAACTGCTTCTGTTTATTTGCCCTATGCTTTACTAGTTGAACTATTGATTCGTGATCTGAAACTTCTAAATTAAGAAGAATGTCAAACATTGTTTCAATGCCGACAGATCCACCAAGACCCGAATATATATCGGTTTCTGAATCAAGCCAAGATTTAAATGCAACTGGGTTTACTACATCTAACTTAGTTGCATGGTAGTAGGATAAGAGCGCTTTATAGAATTCATTGATTCCTATCTGATTGTTTATAGTCCCAACAATATCTTCTGGTAAATGTGTGTCAAAATATTCAATTGAACCAGGGTTAGTCAAAGCTAGTGCAAAGATTTGATATTCAATTGGATACTGAATTTTTTCAGTTACTATTTCTTCTTCCATTTTTTCTTTGCTCTTTCATTTTTTTATAATACTTTTTATTATTTTCTGCTCTAAGCTTTTTTGCCTTTTGATAAGTAGGATTTTCTTTTACACTTGGCTTCTTAAGTTTTTTTATTTCTTTACCTATATCATCTGGAGCTGATTTGATTGCGTCTAATATTCTACCATAGACATTTTCTTCCGAAATATTATCGTTGTATCTAAATACAACAAGTATGATTCCTTGTTCTTTACATAGTTCAATCTTTTTTTGGTCTCTTTTTTGAGCCTCTAAAAAATCTTCTTTTGTATCAAAAAACAAAGAGCTATACTTAAAGTGTTGCATGCCATGAAACTCTAACCCTAATTTATATTTAGGGCAGTAAACATCAAGCTTAAGTCTTTCGCCAATGTGAAATTCATTAACGATTTCAGTTCCTGGAAGAAGTTTTTTGACTACACTTGTTAAAACGGTTTGACCTTTTGACATCTTTCTTCTATGATCTTTAACCCAGTAAAGACCATATTTTTTTAATAGAGTATTTAACTCCGCAATGCTAATGTCTAGTGTTCTAGCAATTTCTAAAAATGATTTTTCTGTTTCAAATAATAGATGAGTTAAAAACTGCTTATCAGAAATTTCATCCTTCTTATTTCTTTGAATCATTGTGCTTGACAAGGGCTTTAGCTGCGTTTAAAGTTCTGCCTAAATCAAATATTGACATCTGGCTATTATCCCATAGCTTAGGGGCTAAGGCAGCGCTAAGCATTGGACAATCAAGGATGCACAGTTCTGAACCTACAGAACTATTAATGATTTGCTCAGTAATAGAATCTACCTTTGAGTAAAAGTCATTGTATGGAACTTGTATGTAAGTTGAGTCTGTTGAAAAATATTTATTTATAAAAGACTCTTGCTGGAAAGAGACAACAACTGTTTTCGTATTTTTTACATACCAAGAAATAAATGTTTTAAACACATCATAATTACTGTTAATATAATGTTCTAAAAATCCTGGATCATAAACATCTTTCAAAGCAATTTCTGAAGCCTTTAGCTTTTGGGCTGAGGCGAAGACGAGATCATTTTGGATAGCCTTAATAAAATTGTTATCTTGTTTTTGAAGGCCGTCTAATATAAATTTTGTAAAAGCTTTAGGTGGCTTTTTGTCACCCTTAACTTCTCCAATGCAGGAAAGTATAGCTGATCTAGTATAGGTAGTGAAAGCAAATTTTTGTTTTGATTCAAAAAGATGTGATACTTTTTTAATTGTTTCTACGGCGTTGTAAGTTTTCATAAGCCAAAATTACCCCAGTTAATTAGTGTTGGATTAGGATCTATTATTGATTCAATGTGCTTGATATTATGAAACTCTCCTTTATCTAAATTCATATATCTCATATACTTATTTTGTTTATCGTCATCAAAAGTATAGCCTAGATGCTGCATGATTAGGCCTGAATTCAACCAGTAATTTCTTCTTCTTATATCTTCAATTACATATGTTGGTTCAGATCCACACGCTAGCTTTCTATCTAAAAACTTGCCATTTAATTTAAATCTAAAAATTCTTGAGCTGTCATTTGGCGCCCAAAGCTTGTCTACTCTGTATTGAGTTTTATTCCACATATGATAAAAACGAACATTAACAACATCAAATGGAGACTTAGATAAAACACTTTTTATATCCATATTATCTAGCTCATTGCTGTTATACAACATTTCGTCACAGTCTATTGCTATAACCCAGTCACCTTCTTTTGCGTGGTTTTCTAAATTAGACCAAGCAGTTGATCTTAAAAGACCTTCATTAACAGAAAATAGTGGCTCGCTGTTTTTATATACAGAAGCGTAACCAGACGCTATTTCTGCTGTATTATCAGTTGAACAATCGTCTGTAAAAACAATATGATCAACTTGTGATTTAATTCTTTTTAGTACATCTTCTAAAAATCTGGAAGACTCATTTCTTCCAACCATTTGTGCAA